CAAAGAGGAGAGAAGCACAGCCGGTGTGTTTAATGCCGTACTCGGGTTGACGGTAGTGCCACGTTGCCAATAATAAATAGGTCCACCAATAGCGGCACCAGAACCCGCAGTATTGGCACGGATGTTGGCAACGAGGTCATTATCGAAGTTGTCAAAGTACCAGTCGCGTTGTGGGAGGTAGATAGGCTGAGATGAAGAAAGGCTCCACCCCACACTACCCCAACCACCGGTACCCCACCCGTAACCAGCGGTCTGCGTACCAAAACCAGTGTGAATCTGGCACACGATAGTAATTGCTGTGCCGCCGCCTGTAGCAACGGTAGTAGAAGCAGATGAGATAGTTACAGAGAAGTTATTGGCATCTATGACTTGTGCCACAACAAGTTCTTTATTCAAACTTGCAGCCGTTACCCCGCCTATCGTGCCCGTTACCCCAGAAACAGTTATGTAATCTCCAGGCAAACAGCCATGACCCGTAACGCCAAATGTGACGTTTGTGGATGCCGCAACAGCAATAGTGGTAGAGCCAACGGTTTGCGAAATGCTTACCTGATATGTTCCCGTACCACCTACGCCAGAAAGAAAAGCAACGATGGTTGTGCCTGCCGCCGCACCCGTCGTAATAACATTACCGATTGCAAGTGACCCAGAAGTAGCGAGCGTTATAGTCAGCGTTGTCCCAGAGATACTGCCCGTGCCGGTAAATCCAGTCTCTATACAGTTGTCAGTAGCAGGAGAGATAAGCGTCGTGCGAATAGGAGTTATGTCAAAAAACTCTGCCCCAACTTCTATGTAGAGCTTTTTGTCTGTACCCAACGCCAGTAAGTCATCTGTGTAAGACGTAAACCAATTCCACATCTGACGACAAACGCCAATAAAAGACTCAGGAGCGTACTTAACCCAGCCGCCTAATTTCTGTGGGTATCCAGAATAAAACCTAACCTTATCGCAATCGAACCAACCACCTTCGTTAGCGTAGTTAGTTGTATCCCTAACGATACCGGGCTTAAAGATTAGCTTTGTAAAAGGCATTTAGGCAACCAATCCGGGTAGATAAACGGTCTTACCATCTTTTCGTGTTGCAGTTAAGACCTGTTTTTTTAAATCTTTATCATCATAGCTAACATGAACCCAACCAGAATCAGGTACACCAGGAGTATAAAATTCAAGAATGAGTTGAGTGAACCGAAGATTATCTCGTATATAAGAAGCAAGATCTGCATTTGGCACCCCTGGGATCTCTATATCAGCCGCCATACCCCGCGTATGGTCTGAGGTTCTAGACCCCCCTACTTTAGCATTTACATCAGGCGAGCGATAGCCCGAGTTAACCTTCACGCCCTTCTGGTAGTGGTCACGAATAGGCTGGAGGACATTGGCGCATAACTGTAGTAGGTTGTTCAGTTCGTCCGGGCCGGGGTTATTTTCCATGTCATGCCGCAGCGCAGTCTCAGACTTCACCATCTCGGCAAGACTAAAGTTCTTGGTCAGTTGGGTCATTTCATCAGATCCTTGATCTTTTGGTCTTTTTCCTTGCTACCCGCAGAACTGCCAAAGTAGTACCCGAGAACCATCGTCACAGCAGATGTCAGCGCCCCAAGCACATAGATCAGGATGTCTTTAGACTGCTCATCCACATCCACAAAGATGATCACGGCGTAGAGCATGAAGGTCAGCGCTACGGTGCCCAGTGCCAGCAGGGGGGTCACAATCTTGTTCAGAGTCGGCGCAAATTCGCTGGTGGCAATCTGCACCTCACGGTCACGGGCCGAGTCCATCTCTTTGGCCTGAAAGTCTAACTGCGCTAACTCACCCTTCTGCGCCATCTCCATGAGTTTGGCCTGGGCTTCTGCTTTGGCAGCAGGGTCGGGAATGACTTTATCGAGAACCTTTTCCCCGATAGACAGCAGTGCGGCTATGGGTAGCATTACTTTCCCTTTCCGGTGGTTACTACATCGTCACCTTTCCGCACCGTGACCCGATCACCGTCAACAGTAACAGCCATAGGCTCGGCCTTGTCAGCCAGTTTATCCAGCCGGTCGATCAGGGTCTTGATGACTTCAAACTCAGGGCGCTCTTGCTTGGGTGCGGTACCAGCGATGCCGTTGAGCATAGAGATCAGGGCGGTCAGAGAAGCACCGAGTAGCCCCATGACCGCTGCCATCTTGCCTTCTTCTAAAAAGACACTGGCAATAACACCAATGACTACTATGGCAGTGATGTACGGAAGACCATTTTTACCGATAGCTTTACCAGCAACGTCTTTAGCAGCGGCCTGGGCTTCCAGCTTATCTAATTCTATCCGGGCCTGAATCTTTAGGAGTTCAATGTCGGTGTTCATGATTCACCTATTGTTGTTTTACATCAAACATACTTATAAAAACAGTTCCATCTTCAAGGGCTTCAATTTCATGCCATTGCTTAGCAGGCAGGTTTACAGGTCTACTTATTTTAGTAAGCACAACCTCTTTATTTTCTTTGCGAACTATACAAGACCCCGCCGTGCAAAACATGGCATGTGGATATTCATGTTCGTGCTTTGGCAAACCCTCGCCTTTGTTCGCGTTGTATACATGGACAATCGTACCCACATAAGTAAAATTATGTATTGGGTTTTTTAATGGGGTCATAGTTCTGTAAGCCCATTAGTAATTGGTTGTTCAGGTTTAGTGGGTTGTGGTTCATTAGTAATTAGATAAGTACCATCCCAAGTAAAACCTATACCACCTTGCCCAGTAACAACAACCAACTCGTATTGATTATCTGTCAACTGCCAAACTTTTGCGGGCGTATCTTTTTGAACAAGCATCAAATAGTTAGGTGGGGGTGCCCATGTTTCAGGATTACCATCCCACATACACACGTTATCACAAACGTTAGTTTCTGTATTAACCATGCAATAATTTTGATCCATAATAATCACCATTCAAAAATAACAACACCAGCCGATCCGGCATAACCAGTAAGGCTAACGTTAGAACCCGGCGCCCCACCACCATATGAGCCAGCTTGGTTAATCGCATTCCAACCGCCACCTAAAATTGAAGTGCCTCCAGGCAAAATTGCGTTTACAAAACCTACACCGCTACCGGAACCACCTCTAATATTAGCCGCACCGGTTCCGCCAGAACCTAGACCACCAGTGGCCCCCGTTGAGCCAGATGAGGCAAAGGGGCTACCAAAGCCACCAGTTGCAGAACGAGTGGTTATAGTTTGTGTACCAGAAGCGATTTGAGAAGTTCCGCCGGTACCTCCGGCAGTTCCCCCACCTGCTGAACCTCCTCCACCAACTGTCACAGAAATAGTACCGCCGGGGGTCAAACTCGTTAACCCGACAATACATGCCCCGCCGCCACCGCCGCCACCACTGGGAACCATCCCTGCACAAGTGTTAGCGCCACCACCACTACCACCACCTCCGCCAACAATTGTTACTTTTACAGAAGTTATACCTATTGGGATAGTGAAAGTGCCGTTACTCTCAAAAACTTGAAGGCTCGCCCCCCCAGGACTTACAGTAGACGCTATCGTTATAGAACCAGCACCATTTGTGATGCTGATGCCTGTACCAGCAGTTAGTGTGCTTTTATTGAGCGTTCCGCCGGTGGTGTTGCCGATCAACAACTGCCCATTGATATAACTACTTTGACCTGTCCCACCGTTATCAACCTCTAGCACTCCACCAAGAGTCACTGCGCCAGTTGTACCCGTACTAGGTGTAAGACCCGTAGTACCAGCACTAAAAGACGTAACGCCTGAAGCACCTACCGTGCCGACTTCCCATGTAGCAGAAGTGTTGTTCCACGAGACAACCTGACCCGTAACCGTACCGACAAGTGGAGTTAAAGCACTTGTGCCAGCACCGAGAAGAAGCGCCCCAGAAGTCACACTAGCTACGCCAGTACCACCTCGATTTACAGGCAATGTCCCTGTTACACCATTTGTAAGGTCGATCTGAGACCAAGCAGGGTTGTTGCTGGTGCCCGTGTTGGCAAGGTAGCGTGTAGCGGTTGTGTTTTTAGGCAGCGCAAGAAACGTGTTAGCTGCCGAAGCGTAGAGTATGTCGCCCTGTACCACGCTATTTAAATTTGTACCACCAGAGGTAACGGGTAGGTTACCGGTTACACCATTTGTGAGGTCGATCTGCGCCCATGCTGGGTTATTGCTGGTGCCGGTGTTAGCAAGATATCGTGTGGCAGTCGTGTTTTTAGGTAGCGCAACATAAGTATTACTTGCAGACGCATAAAGAATATCGCCTTGCGTTGCAGTTGCTAAACCAGTACCGCCTGAAGTAACCCCTAAAGGAGACGTTAAACTAAAGTTAGTTGTATTGACGGTGGTTGCATTGACGGTAGTTGCCGTGACGGTAGTTGCGTTTACAGTAGTAAAAGCTCCGGTCGAAGTAGAAGAAGCGCCGATGGGCGTGCCGTCAATAGACCCACCGTTAATATCTACAAAATCATCTGCGAATCTTGTGTCTACACCATTACAGTAAACATGCGCAGTTCTACCATTAGGAATCGTTACCCCCGTACCCGCAGAAGTTTTGACACGGATACTTTGGCTACCAGAAGTATTGTTTTCAACAATGTACTGTTTCTCAATGTCGGGAATAATGAGATCCCGGGTGGCCCCTAGGCTTCCAGCAGAGACAACATTAAGCACCAGATTCCGAAATACCTGTGGGGCATTACTGTCAAGGTAGGGTAATGTGTAGTCGGCATCGGAAGGGAACGTAGCTGTAGCACGCCCTGTAATTGCTTCGGGTAGCGCATCGGCAATGTTTACGTTAGTCGTTGTTCCCCAAGTACCCGCTTGTTCGCCAGTACCAATCTCTTCAATTTTTAAGGGGTTATTCCATGAACTTGCCATAAATTACTCCAATAATAATTACCATTCAAAGAGAACTACACCAGCCGACCCAGCATAACCAGTAAGAGGGGCATTAGAACCCGGACCCCCACCACCATATTGGCCAGCTTGATTAATAGCATTCAAACCGCCACCGAAAAATGAAGTGCCTCCAGGCAAAACTGCGCCTACAACAGATACACCGCTACCGGAACCGCCCCTTAAATTTAGATTCCCGTTAGAACCTAGACCGCCAGCGGCCCCCGTTGAGCCAGATGCGCCAAAGGGGCTACCAAAGCCACCAGTTGCAGAACGAGTGGTTATAGTTTGTGTACCAGAAGCGATTTGAGAAGTCCCGCCGGTACCCCCAGCACTTCCTCCACCTGCTGAACCTCCTCCACCAACTGTTACCGCTATTGTCGCACCAGGAGTCAAACCCGTTAAATAACTTATGGAAGTTCCACCCCCGCCGCCGCCACCACTGGGGGTTGTACCAAAACAGCCAGTAGCGCCGCCACCACTACCACCCCCGCCACCTACCACTGTCACTTTAAGTCGGGTTATACCAGAGGGGATAGTGAAAGTGCCGTTAGCAACAAATGCTTGTCCCTGTGGGCCAGCATACGAACCCCCGCCACCAGAAGGTGCCTGAGATACCCAAGTGGTGCCGTTTGATGTTAGTACGTTGCCATTTGTACCGGGGGCCACAAAGTTGACTGCGGTTGTGCCGTTTCCAAGAAGTACGTTGTTGGCAGTCAGAGTAGCTCTACCCGTACCACCGTTAGCAACTGCTAGAGTACCCGCAAGGGTAATTGTTCCCGATGTAGTGATTGGACTGCCGCTAACGGTCAGGCCTGTTGTACCACCAGATAAAGCAACCGATGTAACAGTACCCGACCCAGTGCCTGCACCGATTGCAGTACGGAAAGTAGCCGCATCTAAAGTGGAAACCGTATTGTCAGCATTGAACCGTGGGAAAGTGACCGCAGAAGGATTCGTCAGCGTAAAAAGGTTGCTACCAACAGTAGTTGCCCCTAGGTTGGTACGAGCGGCAGTGTTGGTTGTCGCCCCAGTACCACCGTTTGCTATGGCAACCGTTCCAGTGACGTTGCTTGCCGTGCCGGTAGTGTTCTGGTTAAGAGTTGGAATGTCGGCGGCTACGATTGCCCGAAATGAGGGGACACCAGCAGTGCCGTTAGGGGCGGCAAGGAAGTTATTGGCAGTCTTGCTTCCGTATGGATTAAGGGTATCCCCGTATGCCGAATTAAGACTAATGACTGGTGCAGTACCACCACTAGATGCAACAGGTGAGGTTGCGGTTACTCCGGTTACTGTTCCGCTTCCAGTGCCTGCACCGATTGCAGTGCGGAAGCTGGCGGCATCTAGCGTAGAGATCGTGTTATCTGCATTTATCCTTGGGAACGTAACGGCAGATGGGTTTGTAAGCGTAAAAAGGTTGCTACCAACAGTAGTTGCCCCTAGGTTGGTACGAGCGGCAGTGTTAGTGGTAGCGCCTGTACCACCGTTTGCTATGGCAACCGTGCCAGTCACATTAGAGGCGGTGCCGGTGGTGTTCTGATTTAGGGTCGGTACGTCGCCAGCCTGTATCGTAGACAGAACAACGTTCGTGCCGTTACCCCGTAGGTAAGAGCCTGATGTAACCGCACCTGCTAAGGCATTAATAGCCGCTTGTTGGGTTGTTTGCCCCGTACCGCCGTTGGCAATAGCAAGAGTACCGGCAAGAGTAACGGCCCCAGTTGTTGCAGTGCTTGGGGTTAGCCCAGTTGTGCCTGCACTGAAAGAAGAAACCCCGCCGCCGCCCCCTGTCGCTGCAATAGTTATGCTACCTGCGCCGTTAGTAATCGAAATACCAGACCCGGCGGTTAATGTAGCTTTCGCAAGTGTGTTACCCGTTGTATTGCCTATGAGAAGTTGCCCGTCAGTGTAGGTAGTTTGACCTGTACCACCGTTGGCAACGGGCAGTGTCCCAGTAACTTGTGTAGAAAGACTGACTCCAGACAGAGACCCGCCCAGCGTAAGGTTCCCAGAAGAAGTCACCGTGCCGGTAAGGGTAATACCGTTTACCGATCCCGTTCCACCTACGGACGTAACCGTTCCATTTCCACTTCCTGTACCGGCACCAATAGCGGTACGAAAATCTGTGGCGTTTAAAGATGAGACAGTGTTATCCGCATTGAACCGTGGGAACGTAACCGCGCTGGGGTTTGTGATCGTAAAGAGGTTAGAACCTAGGGTTGTCGCGCCTAAGTTTGTTCTAGCAGCGGTGTTAGTGGTCGCTCCTGTTCCACCATTTGCTATGGCTACAGTGCCTGTGACGTTTGCCGCTGTTCCGGTTGTGTTTTGGTTAAGCGTAGGAACGTCAGCAGCTTGAATTGTTGACATCAATACGTTAGTACCGTTACCACGCAAATATGAGCCGCTAGTAACTGCGCCAGCAAAAGCATTCATTGCGGCTTGAGCCGTAGTTTGCCCAGAACCACCATTAGCAATCGGCAATGTGCCGGTAACTTGAGTCGATAGGCTAACCCCAGACAGCGTGCCGCCAAGGGTAAGGTTGCCAGAAGAAGTTACCGTACCTGTCAGAGTTATGCCGTTTACGGTTCCCGTTCCACTTACGGACGTAACCGTTCCATTATTTGTAGCCGCTACCGTTATGGAACCATTACCGTTAGTGACCGAGATCCCCGTACCAGCAGTCAGTGTGGCTTTTGTAAGCGTGTTGCCGGTCGAATTACCGATCAATAACTGACCATCTGTATAAGAACTTTGCCCTGTACCACCGTTAGCAACAGCCACAGTTCCAGAAGTTATCGCGCTGCCAGCAATTGCAATGCTGGTATTAGTGACACCGCTAACCTGCCCTTGAGCGTTTGTCGTGATGACAGGCACCTGAGAAGCAGAGCCGTACGTCCCTGCCGTGCCAACGGGAGACAAGCTGAACTGCGTACCAGTAAGGGTTAACCCTGTACCTGCGCTATAGATTTGGGCGCTACTAACTTGGGCAAATGTAATGTTGGTCGTGCCAAACGTTATTACGCCCGGAGTATTACAGGTATAGGTCTCACCAGCGCCAGTCGCACCTTGTTGTACAAAGAAGGTAGATCCTTCGCTAAGACCATCAGGGCTATCAAAGACATAAGAATCAGCGTCTGTGGCGCGTGTAAGTACCCAGTTTGTAGACCCAGAGCCTGTATTCGTTACTACATAAACACCGTTTTGTACCTGATTGGTCTGTTGGTAAATGAGAACTCGGTCACTAACGCTAACCGTGACCCCATCAATAACAAGCGCCGCTTGGGTACCAGAGTTGGTAAGCGTAGCCCCCACACCAGACGTACCATTGTTGTACGTTGCGGTTAGGTTTATCGGAGACTCAACACGGACGGGTTGATGGAAATGAACGCCAGCCGATACGGCGCTATCAACATATGTCTTATTAACAAGATCTGTCGAGTTTGTAGGCGTCGTGCTTACCGTACCCGCCGTGATGTTGGCTGTGGAGATGTTAGCAGTGCTAGTGCCCAGAGTGCCGATATCAAGCACATCGACCGCAAGGCCAGCGGCGTTGAGATAGACAGAACGTTCGGCAGGGTACGTTACAAAAATATCTTTAGCGCCAGCACCCCAGTTAACCGCACTGCCAGAGTTAGAAGACTCAAGGATAGTCGTACGGGCAAGCGTTGTGCCAGAAGACGTATAGGTGCCGATACCCACTTCCCAGTTAGTACCGTCTGACGCGGCGTAGTAAGTGGTATTACCGTTCCCAATGACCGAAAAAGACTGAAATCCTGTAACAGCACCGGCAAGTGTGTATGTACCTGTCCCGGTGGTATTGGTAGTTTCCCTAACTCTGTCTTTAACTACAAGCGCCATGACGAACCTTATGAAGACGTTGGTATTTTATTCCACGTATTGTTCTGGCTACTGTTTACGTTCTGCCAATTCGACCCAGCCTGGGCACTATTCACAGGTTGCCAATTCCCCCCAGCCTGCCCAGTGTTGACATTCTGCCAAGTCGCCCCAGTCTGATTGCTATTGATGTTCTGCCACGTATTTGCATCAAACGTGTCGATGACTTCCCACAAGAATCTAGCGCGTACAAGGTCAAAAAGCAAGGCGCCTTCCAAGATGGAAGCATTTACAGACGCACTTGTCAGAACGACATCAGCAACGACCGTAGATTCTTGCACCCTTACGGCAAAGTTTACCACCGCTGAGTTTTGATCAGATATCCCAACCGCCTCTGCAACCCTCCGAGTAAAGCCACCAGCCGCCGATACCGTATCTGAAATAGTGGCAAGTTCCGTAACTCGCCCAACCACCGAGAATCTGGCTACTACGGCGTCGCTAATCGTGCTGGTTTCTGTTATTTGCGCCGGAAGAGTTGGGGTCGCAAAAACCCTATCTATAACTACAACACCCTCAGAAACGACGCTAACAAAAATAGCGTTAGCTAAAACAGCATCTGAAGCAACGACATTCTCTTGGATAAGCCCATTAAATGCGGCAGTTGCAGAAATAGAATCTTGTATTACTGCGGTCTCGTCTATCGAGCCAATAATAGTGACTTGCGCCGCCGTTGTTGCGCTTATATCAGCGGTCTCATCTATTTGAGTAGTTATGGTGAAAGACGCGGAAGTTAAGTCCTGACCTTGGGCGCTTTCTAATATGTTTGTGGGAAACGTAGCGGCAGCAGATGCAAGATCCGAAACAGTTGCAGCCGTAGTAACTAGCCCCACAAAAGTAACTGTTGTGTTTACCGTATCTTGAACCGTAGCGGTGTCTGCTACAGATGAAATAAACGAAACAGAAGCAGATGCGTTGTCGGTAATAGTTGTAGTTTCTTCAACCACACCACTAATAGAGAACGACGCACTTACAGAATCTGAAGCATTGGAAGATTCATCTATCAACCCAAACACCGAAACAGTGCTATTAACGGCGTCTGAGCCACTAGCATTCTCATCAATCTGCGTGGTAAAAGTTGCGGAACTAAATACTTGAGAATCAATAGAAGCTGATTCAGCGATAGACGTAGGCCGCGTAGTGGTAGTGGTTATTTCATCACTAATCGTAACGGTCTCATCAACTGACGATATAAACGAAATTACTCCCACCGCTAGATCAGAAACAGTAAGACTTTCATCTACGGTCGATAAAATACTAAACGACGCGGCAACCGTATCAGTAATTGAAGCACTTTCTTCTATTGATGAAGAAACAGATATAGAACTAAAGGCCGCATCAGTAACAGTAATCTGTTCGGCAATGTTTGTAGAGTACGTTGGAACAGACGTTACAAGATCTGCACCGCTTACTGACTCATCAATACTAGAAAGAAAAGTTACGGTCGCAGATACTTCTTGGTCGGCAGTTGCGGTTTCAGCCACATCACTAAGAAACGCGATAGAGGCATCTACTGTGTCGCTTGCGCCTGCGCTCTCATCTATCATAGAGACAAGAGCCACACTACTAGAGGCTTCATCGGCCCCTGTAGCAGCCTCATCAACCACGCCAACTTGAATCGTTAAGGCGCTAACCTCATCAGAAATAGAAGCCGATTCATCAACGGCTACGCCAAAATCAACCGTGCCTACAACCTCTTCTGCGCCAGACGCGGCTTCGTTTACTGAGGAAACAAAAGTGATCGTAGCGGAAACCTCTTCACTACTGTTTGCGGCCTCAATAATAGAACCGGATATAGAAATACTAGCCGCAATATTATCGGCGCCAGTAACAGATTCAGTTACTAGAGAATTAACAGATAATGAAGAAGAGACACTATCCGCTGCTGTTGCACTTTCGTTTACGCTAGATGAAAACGCAATGGTTGCATTAGCTTGATCCGCCATCGAAGCACTTTCGACGACTGATAGATTAACGCTTAAAGACGAAAGTATCTGATCAGAAGCAGTCGCACTTTCAGAAATAGACGCTAGGTTTGTAGCAACAGCTATTACTAGGTCTGTCCCCGTAGCTACTTCAGAAACGGTGCTTTGTGCGGCAAATACAGCACTAATAAGATCCGCACCGCTTACCGTTTCTGATGCAGTAGTAGGGAATGTTACAAAAGTTGAAGCTGTATCAGCCCCGGTAGCTGACTCATTAACTGCTGACGCATAGGTATTACCTGCTAAAGAAGCAAAGGCAACCTGGGCAAGAGCAGCGTACCCAAACAATTTTTACACAGCTTCTAATACTTCTTCTGCAAACCAGCGGGTGTGCGTAACGCCATTCACATCTACCCAGCTAATTTTGTAGAAGAAATTACCGTCTTCATCCATACGCAGGGCCTCAACGGGTCCGGTAGGGATCACTGCCTTTACGGCAACATCTTGCCCTTTTGTAAATTTCGTAGCCATGGTTACTCCTTAAGCAGCGTCGAGGCTGAATTGATAGGTAACAGTCAGGGTATCGCCGTTTACAACAGAACGGGAACCGGGAGACTGGAAGTTAGAAGCCGAGAACAGAATCCCCGACGTTCCACCCTTTGTGCTATCGCTGATCAAAAACGCACCCGCAACCGTTACCGTGCCGGTAATAGAGAAAGTAGCAGGAGAGCCGCTGTTGCTAATAACAGAAGGATCAGCAAGTGTTGCAGAGCCGAAAGTAGCTTGGGGCCGTGTAGATTGGCTATACGAAGTCGTTTCAGACCAACCAGCATGCGAAGCAGCCGTATCACCAGCGGCGTAAGAAGGGGTGGGGCTGGCATTTACAAGACCGATGTACCAAGCGGCGGTGTAACCAGACCCGCTAAAGTATTTGTCGTTCATGTCTTGCAGACCGACGTTCACAACCAAGTTATGAACAGAATCTTCCCACTTCAGGTTGCCATCTTTGTCATAGCACTTGAAAAGAAAAACGCCGCCAGCCTGTACGCGGTTGTCGGCAACAGTATTGGCTGCTACTTGCGAAGCAACCAAATCAGTGGATGTAGCTTTTTCCTGAAACATTTGAAACTCCTTTACGAAAGTCGAATAAGAGCATCCGTGCTGGATGCTGTAGGAAATGTCACCGTGAACGTCGTGGTTGAGGTTTTGTTTGCCCCAAAATCTAAAACACAAATAGCGCCGTTACTACCTGCTTTATAAATCAAAGCACCCCTTGCAGTAAATGCCCCAGACCACGACACCGGACCAAACGACACAAAAGCCACGCCGTTTGAAATGCTTTGAGTTGGCGTCAGAATCTCACCGCCAGCCGTATAACCAGAAGCAACGATCTCACCCGTAGTGGTGTAGGCGCTAGTATCAGCATTTAACGTTGCCGTGTTGTCGTAAAGGGCGATACGAAAAGTGCCCGAATCAAAATTAAACGCGCCCTCTAACAGGCCGTTTTTAAAAGAGTTGCAGGTGTAATTTCCAGTAAATGCCATTTAGTTCACCGACAACCTTACCTGCCCAGACCGGTAGGCGTCACGACGCTCCATACCATCGCCAAGACGTTTAGCCAGAATCATTGCCTCTTCATAGCGTTTGTTGTACCCAGCAATAACATCAGGTTCACCCTTCATGTAGGTGTACGCCTCAATTAACGCCCCATACAACAACGCAGAGTCAAAGTTATCACCAAGCCACGTAGTACCAGCCGTAACAATTGATTCTGGGTAGTAGTAATAATGCAGTTCTACCGAATATGAATTGTTCGGTGTGGGGGCGAGAAAAAAGCTAAGCTCGTTGGTTATTACAGGCGGTATGGCGTTAGTCGTAGTAGGGCCAAACAATGCGTAATACTTAGGTATGCCTGTGGTATTCGGATTAGGGTACGCGGCACGTAAGTAGTTAACGTCCTTGTTCAACAGGTACTCGTAGTTACCGCTACCATCAATAACCGCCATCGAATAAACCGCTAAGAAGTCATTTGGTGCAGACAAATAAGGATTAGAAGCGAAAGTGGCCCCGGTTACGTTCTTTCGTATCGAAGGAAACTGAACGCTGTTGTATATCCGTTGTTCTGCCTGCTGGATAAACGTATTGATCTGTTCATTCGACGTAAAGTTAACCGGATTCCCAGAAGAATCGGTGTACTGGGTACTTGGAAAATCATTTTCCACATACCCTTTAATAGTCTCAAACAGAGCGGCGTAGTTCATTTATCCCATCTTCTTAGACGAGTTAGTCCCTTTAGTAGCCGCACCCGTACCACGAGTCTTCATGGTCTGCGTGTTAGGCACGTTATTGGGGTATCCCATGTTATTGGGTGGGATTGGGCAAGGTTTTGGTTGGTTGTACTGCATTATCGACCCCTTCCAGCTTTCTTCTGCATCATGACTTTAGCCATGCCTTTGCCCATACGCTTCTCCATCTTGGACTCCATCATAGGCACGCCACCTTTTTTCAGGCCCATACGGTGCATCTTTGAGCCTGCCTCATGCTTCTTAATGGCCTCTTTGACCATCTTCGTATCTTTTGCTTTGTCCATGTGTGAAGGCATTTTTAATCTCCTATGAGACAGACACAGTTACGGAGCCAAGCGTTATGCCCAGCGCCAGATTATTAGGGGTCAGGCCTATATCGTTGGCTCTAGAGCCGCCGACAGGTGCCCATCCCCATTGGATAATTCTACTACCACCTTCAGGTAAACCAAACCCATCTTGCCCAGTACCGCCAGCCGGATTAGTCTGTAATCCATTAACACCAGAAACTAAATAGCTCGGGCTGTCTGGGCGAGGATTACGAATTGCCTGTGGATCATTTACAGGATAAAGACCCAGTTGTAGCTGCGGCTGATCAGGTTCCCAACACTCCGGGCAAACAAGGATATTTACGTTTTTCGTCTTAATAACAAGACGTTTCAGCGCACTTAGCTTGTACCTGAAATTGCAACGATCACACTGGGCAATCGCGTATTTGCCAGAGGCAAACTTACTAGGCATAGAAGATGTCCCTAGGCACGAACCTTACAGAAGCCTTTTCACGGTCTTCACCAGACGCGTAGAGCCACTGTTCTTCGTAAGCCATCTTTAGCATCTCAATACGATTAGCCGCATCGGGAATCTTCAGAGACAAGTAATAAGCCAGCCCAGCCACGAGGCAGGGGAGAAGACGAAAAGGGATGTCTTGCGTGCTGGTGCCACCCCCAGAATCCTGAATACGCCGCATGCGCCAGTACACAAACGTGTACGCAGAACCGGGTTCTGGTACAGGCCACACAGTTATGGTGGGGTTCTGCACGCCTGTAGGCGTCGTTGCGCCACTGCGCCTATCCACATAAACCTGAATGGGACGCCCCGTAGCGGTCTTGTTTGGAATCGTAGAGTAAGTAGAAACACTAATACGGCTGATGTTGATATCCGTCTGGTTCGATGTTCCAGGGTCTGTACGGATCACATGCTCTAACAGGTCGATAGTGTCTACGGGTAGCGGATATGTAGCCGTGTTTTGAGAGAGGGCTACCGTCCCTTCCTCAATTGTCCAAAGGTTGATCCCCCTGTTTGCCCACTCTACTGTTAGCAAGTTTAGGGATCTACGGGCTGTACGGTGTTCATAACCCGTGCGAACTTCAATGCCGCAACGCTCAAAAGCCTCTTCTATGAGGTCGTTGAGATCAAGGTTAAAGGTTGCGGTACCGGAAGTAGTCACTTCTTAAGCCCTTTCAGGGTTTGGGCCAGACGGGCACGTTGCCCCATCTTGCCAGGCTTCTTAGCGGCGGCAGCGAGTTTAGCTGCGGGTATTTTCTCACCCTTCTTAACGCCAAGAGAGGCGCGTAACGCACCAGGCTTCTTGATAGCCCCTTTGATCCAGCCACCGGCTTTTTTCTTCTGAGTCTCTGGAACTTGATACTTCTTGTCTTTGTACTGCTCTTCTTGGGTAAAACCTACAGCGTCACCTAGGCGGCTTATCTTTCTAGACGCCGTGGTCATAGCGTTATCTGGCAAAGAGTCCAGCCACTTGGTTCGTGAGGACCGTGTATCTTTTTCTTTATCTTTTTCAGCCATTATCGGAACCTCGCTGTCTTTGCTGCAATTGATTTTGGTTGTTTAACGAATTGCTTTCCACTAGCCTTACCAACTCTTTTCGCTCTAGTCGTCGCTGCATACTCAGATGGAGATAGTGATTTGATCGCCTTCTCTGGGAGGTAACGTTCGCCAGTAACGGAAGACGGTTTCCCACTCTTAGTTCTCCACTTTTGGTTGGTCCATTCTTTCAAGCTCTGCTGCGGCTTCTTTAGTGGCATTTACTTCAATCCTTCTTCGTTCCCGAAACACCTGTGCAGCTTTTAAAACCCACGAAAACACATTTCCGTCTTTCTTCGGGTCGTACACAGGTGCCCGAATCACTTATATCCACCCCCCGCAGCTTTGTACTTCTTAGCCAGGAGTTGAGCCTTTCGGGCTGACCACTGTCCAGCCCCTGTGCCCTGGGTTGCCGAACCCTTAATCTGTTCAAAAAGACGCTTACGCATTGAAGGCTTCGTATAAGTGCCTGCTTCATTGACGCGAGACTTGACCGCCCCGCCATCTTTGAACGTCTGAAACGCGTCACCATCTTTGCGATGTTTCGTTTTACCTTTGGGCATCTTAGATGGGCGTATTGCGCCCATCCCGCGTGAGGCTAACATTTAGCACTTCCCGCCTTTAACCTTGCCACCATAAGCCATCTTTACCTGTTTGCCCTGGGTCTTGCCTTTAATAGCAACGCCATCACGGCTAGGGGCAGCAGTCTTAACAGCACCCATTTTGGTAGCGGCTACGCCGCCCATTTTCATCTTTTTCATAGCATTTTTCCTTTCGTTTTACCACGAACAGCACACCCATCAGCACGTTTAGATGCTGAAACCATACCGCCTTTAGCCATCATGAACTTGCGTTGCCCGGGGGCAGCCTTACGCATACGCTCTTCAAACGTCTCAGTTTTGTCTTCAGGGCCTAGGGGTCGAGTCGTTTTGCTAAAGAGCTTGAACCGTTCCGCCTCATCTAACATGCTAGGGGGCGTGTCTTTTAGATCTTGCATCTCTTTCTTCTCAGCTTCTTCTTGAGCGCGTTTTTCAGCCATCTCACGAAACTTAGAAGACTTGCGAGTCTTCATGGGGTAATTTGCCATGATCAGATCATCCTGCCACGAGTTTTACCTTTGGTAGCAATGCCATCAGCGCGTTTAGACGCTGAAGACTTCACCACACCGCCTTTTTTCATGTCACCAGACATGAACCGCTCTTCTTCAGCCGCCCGACGTTGGCGCGCAATACGGTCTGCATTTATCTGGGCATAAACCTGAGAACCAGGAACATCTCCACGTGTGACACCACGTGCTTCACGAGGCATGCCAGAAGCAGTTGCGCCTTCCATGACACCAATCCCACGAGCCTCACGGGGCATACCAGAAGCAGACGCACCCTCCATAACACCGGCACCGCGTCCACGGGCCTCACGCGGCAAGCCAATCGCGGCACGGCCCTCTTCCATGGAGATACCAGGAGCTTCAGCAGGGGCACGGCGAGCGGGCGCTGCTTTCTTGGGTTCGTCTTTAGACTCTACCGTGGGGGCAGAAGCCAACGCACGAAGAGGGCCAGCAATCGCAGATTCCCTACGATCACGTTCTACATCTTCTTTAGACTCCGTGCGGGGAGTCTCATCCTTCTTACGCCCCAACATCTTAGAGGCCAGAAGAGCCGCACCGCCTAGAAGAGCTACATTGCGAAGTCTCTTTGCCATATTAATTCCTCTGCGCTAACGCATCTATCTTGGCCTCTAACCGCTTAAAGCCATCATCAAAATGTTCCCGGATCTTATCTAGATCGGCCCGTACTTCTGCACGAGTAATATGTTCCCGCGCTACTTCTTCACGCGTACGGTTCAGCAAAATGCTGATCCGCTGTAGTTCATCGAACTTGCCCTTAAGCAGCATACCCATTACCGCCACTATCGCCGTAAGAACGACGTTCCAAAGCATCATTTCCATTTAGCAGTTCCATGCTCTTAACGACTTATTGATACGGCTATTTGGGTCTTTTTTGGCTTTCTCCCCCGTGAGTTTGGCCTTCATCCCTGACATTCGGGCGCAGAACGACTTGCGCCGTGCCGCGTCTTTGTCTGTCTTGGGTTTTGGTGCGGGGGGTTTTAACCCAGGTTTCCCTGGGTTAGCAGCGTTATAGGAGGCTCGACCCTTGGCATTAAGACCACCTTTGGGGTTTTTGCCCTCTTTCCTTTGCCACGCTGGGACTAGCTTAGCCACTTTATCACCCGTAAAAGAGCGTAATCGATGTCGTGTTGGTAACCGTACCGTGCAGATCACCCTCTTTACAGAGGACGCCTTCTCCCGGTACCGGGATAATTGTGTAGCCAGCCGTGGTATTAGCAGCAGTATTAACCGTGACAATAACGTCTCCAGTCGCCCCGCCCTGACGAATTACAACGGAACCGGCGAGGGTTCCGTTTACGGCATAAATCGTCTTGATGCGGGAACGGGGGATGTTGTTATCGCCCTGATCTTTAAAGTTGCCAGTAGCCGTTAACGGCTTTGTGGCTAGTACATCGGTTTGCATCCCCATGGGCTGCTCCTATTAAACCGGTGTGGCGACTGTAGTACCGTCAGAAGCGTACCAAACAGCACTAGCGGCAGAACCTGAAGCGGTATAGATCAGGCCATTAGCCAGGACAACCACCATTTTGCCGGTGTATTTACCGGTGGTGTTAATCGCATTACCAATTGCAGCGAGGTTAGCAGCGGTGTCAGCAACAAGAGCAAAGTTACCACCAAGGGTCAAAGAACCCGAAGAAGTTACCGTGCCGGTAAGAGTAAGGCCATTAACGGTTCCCGTTCCACCTACGCTTGTTACCGTACCAGCACCGTTGGTGGTCCAAGTAAGAGTGCCTGTACCGTTAGTGGTGAGAACTTGACCGTTTGTACCGGCGCCGTTGGGAAATACTAGGGTTGTATCCGCAGAAAGGGCTGCGGGAGCATTAATCGTTAGTGTTTTACCAGATGTAGATGCAATGCTGATAAAACCATTTTGGGACGCGACTGGCCCAGAAAATGTAGTACGTGCCATCGTAGACTCCTTGTGTAGTAGCACATTCTCATATCGTCTCTACTAAGTCTGCTAGGTCAGTCGATATGAGTAAAAAATCCTAGACTGCAACAACAGTACCGCAAAAAGAAAGGGGGCGCAAGCCCCCTTTCTCTAGCCTGATTAGTTAGAACCAGGAGATCCGAAAATACCGAGCGGATCAGAAACACCGAACGAGTAACGCTCACGAGCTTTGTAACGAACGTTGCCTGTATCGAAGTCACCATCCATTGACGTAGCCATAGGCGTACGAACGAAGTGCTTCAGACCGTTGGGAACATCCGTCGTCAGGAACCATGCGTTGGTATCCGTCAGGAAGTGGTTAACAGAATAACCCTCGCTGATCGTACCCATTGCACGCAGAGCGTTAATGTCGTTGTCAGCCGTAGCCACACGAAGCTCAGTATCCAACAGACGCTTGGCAACGAACATAAGCGCAGGAGGAATAACAAGCTTCTTGGGTTTAGCGGCGATCAGAAGACCACGCTCATCCGTCCAGGCAGCAATCTGAATGGTCGCATTCTCAAGAGAAGTCTCATTCAGGTCGGCACCGACGGTCGGACGGTTAGAGTTAACACCACCAGAAACCAGCGGGTGTGCTGTAGAGAACAACGCCTGCCCGTCACCATAAGTAACACTGGACGAGAAACCGTTATTCAGAACCGCAGCAGCCTTAACTTGCTTGGTATAAGCCATGGCACGAGCCAGGGCCTTGGTGTAACGACTGGAGAGAGAATCATAGAGGTTGTCCTCAATGGCCTCTTCCGTAATCGAAAAACCAAGAGCAATGGTTTCGTGGGTATACCGAGCCGTCCATGCTTCTTGTGCGTTGTCATACGCAATTGCTTGACCTTCGGGTTTAACCGGGGCAGCAGAGAAGCCAGACAGTTTGGTTTCTTCTTCAAAAGAACGCTCAGAAGTCTCAGTTTCATAGACCTCTTTATGCTCTTCACCATACTTCGCATACTCCAGACCAAACAATGCGTTCAGGCCTGGGAGTAGCTCTTTCAGTAGTTGGGCGCGTGAAATAGCCATGATTTAGCTCCTTAAGCCGTGTAAGCAGTACCGGTCAGCGCCGTATATT